CGAAAAGAAGTATGCTAAGGTATTGAAGGAATGTGGATTGTATGGCTGTGCGATCGCGGGCAAGGACATGTGGCGAAATCAGGAGTTGCTTGAGGACATTGCGGAAAGAAAACAAGCGAAGGCAATCCACATTATCCCTGACGGCGACTGGCGACGGCAGGACATCCTTAGTTCCTACTCGTTATTGGTGGATTATCTACGTAATTACTTCGGCATACCGATATTGATTCGCGACCTCAGCGGCTTTAGGACCCGTGACGACAAGCGCATGGGCGCGGACGACTACCTCGTTGCTGATTTGAAGTGGGAAGACGTACCGCTTATTGATCCCGGCAATGAGTTGCTCTTAACGCCAGAACAGTTAATAGACCGTTATGCGCTGGAGTTCAACGAAAATAGCGAGCACAGACGCACTATCCGCGATAATAGCAGCAACGTGGATAAGCTATTGAACGCCCATGCTTTATTCAACGCCGAGGCTCTGTGGTTCAACATGGACCTCGGCATGCCCGTGTTCCGGGATGACACTAAGAACATCATACACAATTTGACCGTAAACCTCCAGCGCTTCTGCCACATTCCTAAGGTAAGCTTTGAAGTAGTCAAGCGAGCTTATATTTCTGTGTGCGACAAACGCCAGCGTAGTCCCCGCCTAGAGTACATAAAGGAAATACAGTGGGACGGCACCAACCGCATAGAACAGTCCCTAGAGCATATTATCACTAAGCGCGAACATGAAGAGTACCGCGCCGAAGCTCTACGAAGGTTATTTCTTCAAGCTATCGCACGCATCACCAATCCCGGCTGTAAAGCAGATACCATCATTATTTTCATAGGTCCACAAGGGAAACACAAGAGCACGTTCTGGGAAGTCATAAGCTATGGAAGTTCCGCCGCCCTCGGCAAGACCAAGAATGAGCGCGATGCTATCGGTATTATCCATTCCAAGTGGTTTATCGTACTGGAAGAACTTGATTGGATGAGACACCAAGAACATTCCACGATGAAAAGGTTCGTTACGCAGGTAGATGACACCATACGTCCACTCTACCGTGATGGTTCCGTGACGATGCCGCGTCGGTTCGTGTTCGTGGGCAATAACAACTCTACGGAAGTGTTAAGTGATCGTGAAAACCGCCGTTTTATGCCCATCTGGGTTGACGACATTGACCTTGACTGGTTCAAGCAAAACCTAGATCAATTATGGGCAGAGGCGTACCATCGGTATGTGAAGGGTGAAACCTGGTGGAGCGATGATGAATCGGTATGGGAACACGCGAAGCTCCTGTTCGTGGAAACTATCCCACGAGAGGCCGAGTTCGAATTCGCTATCAGTACGTTGACCAAAATGGGCGGTCTGTATGAAATGTATGGCCGCACTGCGAAGGGATTTGAGTTGAAAGACCTCATGGTTCACGTGAGCAATGTTAGTGTTCAACTAGCAGCTAATATCCTTGATCGTATGGGGTACACGAGCGACAGGGTGAAGTGTGGAAGAGCCGAAGGCAAGAAGCACACACAACGAAAACTATGGTGGAAGGAGGTACGTGATGAATGAATTTAGAACAAATTATCTCTCTGGAGCTGTTTACGAAAACGTGAATTACCCGACAGATGAGACACCTGTTCTAATGCTGTACTGCCACACATCGGATTGGAAGTTTCCTTCAATGATCTTTACAGCCGACTCTTTGGAGCAATTTAGGGAAGGATTAGTTGCACTGGGGCGTGTTGCGCATCGGTCAAACATCTATTTGGGCATTGAATTCATGTGTAGTTCTTCTGTTATTAGCCTTATTTGCCGAGCTTTGGAAGAAGGCGCCGAACGAGAGGACCCTGTTTCAGGAGAGAAAGAGCGCGTTTTTGTGGAGTTTCTGAGTAAAATGTTGACGTAGTTGCACGGTCAATTGGACAAGGTTGCAGGTGAGTTGCAGGTGAGTTGCAGAAAAAGCGCTTCTAAGTTGTTGTTTGTTATAGAGTTGCAGGAGTTGCAGTAGTTAGGTGTTACCTTTTATGCGAGGGGTCAACAATTCCATTTGGGGCTTTGGGTAGCGTTGCACCCTGCTATACTGCAACACCCCCGCGATCGGTCAGTAGTCGAAAAATGGGTTGGTGCAGCGCGTCATTAGACCCTGGGGGAGGCACCTCCGAGGGGCAAATTTTTGGCTCTTTACGATTATCTACTGAATAGACCGTCCGTAGATCTGTGGAATTTGGGACTTATAGAAATGGGCCCTCCGTGGGTCGCTAGATCTGGGATAAGTTGATCCCAGATCATTAGACGCATCCGCAGAGGCACCCTCCGTGGGCTCCATAGATCGGGAATAACTGATCCGGGATCGGTTGAAATGGGGAGTCCTAAACCGAGGCAGAAAATTTTTCCCCCTCGGTGGACTCGTCGGGAAAGAACATTCTCTAGATCAGCAGATAAGAAATCAAAAGATCGGGGATCAGACAGAGAGTTCAACAGATCGGGGAAGGGGAGAAAGAAGATCGGCCCCGAAGGGCCGACCAGACTAGGAGCGGATGCGACCGCGGAGGGTGAACATGACCGACTCGGTGTTGACGAGCGCCCGAGCCTTTTCTTCCAAGAGGCGGAAGTCCGCCTGGGACCAGCCAGACTTCTGGCCGAAGTCTTCGACATCGCCGGACAGACAGTGTTCCACCGGGAAGGTGGGAAGCGACAGCATGAGGACATCCCCATCCAGGTGGAAGGTGAGGCCCGACAGGTTGATAAGGACCGACGAGTAGGACTCGGCGGGGACGACACCAGCGACGGGATCCGAATCGTGACGATACGTTTCGAACCCGGGCGTGTTCTTGCGCGACATGGTAGAGCTCCTTAAAAAGGACGGGGCCGAAGCCCCGCCCGATTGTTAATTACTCAGCTTCCGGAGTTTCGTCGGAAGGAGCTGCCACCGGAGCGGTTTCGACGACCGGAGCCGCGTAGACCTTGCGGAGCCAGCCGTTCTTGCAGCAATAGTTCAGGAACGACTTGTTTTTAGGATTGACCGCCATGATAGCCGCCAGAGCAGCCTCCGGAAGGAGACGCTTTTCGGGATCGGCAGCCATCGCGGCGACGAAGCCCGCGAAGATCTTGACGTCGCCCTGACGCTGATGCGCCGCGCCATCCGTGTTACGCGGGGAGTAGGCTTTGCCCGCGACGTACCAGAGCGGCTTAGGCTGGACCAGAGGGACCTGAGGGACGTTGCCAGAGGCAACACCCGGATCCATGGTGGTGACCACCGGAGCCGCCGGAGCGACCACCTCCGGAACGACGACCGCCGGAGCCGCCTCGACTACCGGAACGACTACCTCCGGAACGACAGTGGCGGGAGTGGCGGAACGACGGGAATTACGATTTTGCTTAGACATTTTACAATCCTTAATAGAAGGTTAGGAAAGATTTAAAAGAGCCGACAGCCTGCTGACGTGGGCGCTACGACCTGCTGCGCCTGACGGGTGGTCCTGCCACCTGCTGGTCGGGGCCGCTTTACCGGTTGACCCTGGAACTGCTGCACTACAGAAACCATTATACAGGTTCTGGGGCAGAAAGCAACAACTATTTTCCGGAGCACGGAAAATAGTTTAAGTAAGCGCCCACTAACATGGAGGGAGGGCAAGATCTGTGCCAGGCATGGAACTTGCTCTGTGGATCGTGGGCAAAATCTGTGCCAGGAGGGGAGTGGCACAGATTTTGCCTCCCCCCGGTCCCGAAGCAGGGCTACCTGGCACGGATATTGCGCCGTTCATTGTTTTCGTGTATATTTCAAGCCCTCATTACCCATGTAATAAGTACGGGTATCTGTGTGCTCAACATGGGTATCCAACGACCATAATCGCTTGCATTCTCACGCCCGCACCCGTACAATATTCGCATGCACTTCCCAGTCGTAGATACACCTCCTCCTCACTCCTCCACCGAGCCCGAGACGGCCGAAGACCTCCTACAGGTTCCTCTCCTTGAGGGCGTATCCTATCATCCACCCTCCATCACGCGGCCTAAAGATGTCACCAATAAGCGCAATAAGGAAATCGTTCATCTGGCGTTCGAACTCATGGGCGGCGTCAGTCGGTTGGCGGAGTGGGGCAATCGCAATCCAACGAAGTTCTATACGAGCGTCTGGGCGCGCACTCTGCCCCTCGCGAGTAATGAAGTCATGGGGGACAATAGCGAAATTGTCTTCCGTCTAGCGACTCCAGTCAAGACAATAGATCTGGACCCTGTTGAAGACAACGTCCAGAGGAGCGGCGATGGCTAGGGAAGTTGTATTTCCATACGAACCCCGTCCACAGTTCGCGCCGTATCATCAGCGATCCCAAAGGTGGGCGGCGCTGGTTGCACATCGGCGTGCGGGTAAGACCGTCGCTTGTGTCAACGACCTCATTAGTTCGGCGGTCACGACACGTCGTAACGCCGCGCGCTTCAGCTATATCGCGCCCTACTACAGTCAAGTGAAGGCCATCGCATGGGATTATCTAAAGTATTACGCGTCTCCAGCGAGTCCGAAAGTCAGCGAGTCGGAATTGTCCGTGCGCTTCCCGCATAACCGCTCCACCATTCGCCTCTTTGGGGCGGACAATGCCGACGCTATGCGGGGCGTGTACAACGACGGAGTGGTCATGGATGAGTTTGGTCTAATGAGGCCCTCCGTGTGGCCGCAGGTTATCCTCCCCACCTTGGCGGATCGCAAGGGGTGGGCGACCTTCATCGGTACGCCCAACGGTAAGAATCACTTCTACGATGTCGTCCGCCACGCGCAGCAGAACCCGCACGAGTGGCTCTCGCTGGCTCTCAAAGCCTCCGAGACGGGTCTTCTCAGCGACTACGAATTAGGGGAGCAGCGGCGGCTCATGGATGAAGACGAGTACGCCCAAGAATATGAGTGTTCCTTCGATGCGGCCATCCGCGGGTCCATATACGGCAAAGAACTCCGCATGGCGGAAGAAGAGGGGCGCATCTCCGCTGCGCACACCTACGATCCAGCGCATCCAGTGAATGCGGTATGCGATCTAGGGTATACGGACGACACGGCGTTTTGGTTCTGGCAGCCGAAGCCCGACGGGTATCTGCTGACTTACAGCTTCGCCGAAAACTTCCAGGCAACGGACTACTATATCCAACGCCTCCTCCAACTGCCGAATCTAGGCGAGGTCTGGTTGCCGCACGATGCCAAGGCGCACTCACTTCAAACCGGCAGATCTATAGTGGAACAGTTCCTCTCCGCGGGCATTCGGCCACACATCGTCCCTAACATGAAGGTCCACGATGGCATATCCGCGGCTCGTCTCATCTTGCCGCACTGTTACTTCGCGCTTCCAGGGTGTATGGACGGCGTGGAGGCGCTAAAGCAATATCAGCGCGAGTATGACGAAGACCTCAAAGCCTTCCGGGACAGGCCGCAACACGACTGGACCTCTCACTATGCGGATGCGTTTAGATACTTCGCCTTGATTGTCAAGCCGTATCAGCCAGTTGCCCCGCGTCTCAAAGAGGTGCAGGAAGAAGGGTACAATCTGCACACGCTATTCGGCGACTCCGAGAAGCGTCGCGGACGCCTCTATTCAAGAGTATAAGCCATGAGCCAATATGACGTCGCTGCTACCGCCTCCGCTGGGTCGTCCGCCGGAGTTATTGACTCTCTTCTGGCGTACGAAGCAGAGGAAAAGGACGGGAAATGCAAGCGGTGGAAGGCCGAAATCCGCATGGCACAAAAGGAACTGGAAGATTGGTGGGAGCAAGGTGACGAATGCGAAAATCGGTTCCTTGACGAGCGGGGCACGGAGCACTCCGAGGAGCGGCGGTTCAACATTTACACTTCCAACGTGCAGATCATGCAAAGCGCGCTGTACAACGCCGTCCCGAAGGTGGAAGTCAGCCGTACCTTCAAAGACTCAAATGATGATGTGGCGCGCGTAGCCGCGTCGATCCTGCAACGGGCGCTTCAGCAGGACTTAGATGCTTCTCACGAGGACTTTTCCCCGGCGATGCTGCAAGCCATCCAAAATAGGCTCGTCCCGGGGATGGGGCAGGCGTGGCTCCGGCTGGAAACCACGACGCAAATGGTGCAGATGGATCAGCAGCAGCCGCTCCAAGACGCTTCCACCGCCGTTGAGCAAGTGGTGGATCAGCAGGTGCGCACCGAGTGGGTCCACTTCAAGGATTTTATCTGGTCGCCGTGTCGCACATGGGAAGAGCGCAGGTGGGGCGGTCGGCGGGTTATGATGACACGCGACAAGTTGGTGGAGCGTTTCGGGGAAGAAATAGGCAGGGCGGTTCCGCTCAAAAAGGGGGTCAAGAGCACCGATGACACCAACGCCATCAAGCCAGAAGAGCTCATTTTCAAGCAGGCGGAAGTGTACGAGATCTGGGACCGCGAGCGTAGGGAAGTCCTCTGGGTTTGTCTCGACTGTGACTACCTTCTCGACACCAAAGAAGATCCTTTGGCGCTCAGCGACTTTGATACCTTTCCCCGTCCGCTCTTCGCTACGACTACCACGTCCAGGCTGGTCCCGGTTCCGGACTTTACCTTGTGGCAAGACCAGTACAATTCCCTGGACCTCGTCAACACGCGCATTGACCTCCTCGTTTCGGCTTGCAAGGTGGCGGGCGTCTACGACCGCTCCAGCGAAGGGGTCCAGCGGCTGTTGCAAGGCAACGAAAACACCCTGGTCCCGGTGGATAATTGGGCGATGTTCGCGGAGAAGGGCGGCATCAAGGGGCAAGTAGACTGGCTCCCGTTGGACATGATTGCGCTGTGCCTGGAGCGGCTTCGGCAGGCACGGGAAGACCTCAAGCAGCAAATCTACGAACTCACTGGTATCGCGGACATCGTGCGCGGGGCGACCAAGGCATCAGAAACCTTGGGTGCGCAAGAGTTGAAGGCGCAGTTCGCCAGTGTGCGCATCCAATCGCTGCAGAAGTGCATTTTGGACTTTGGCACGCAAATCCTTCGTATTAAGGGGGAAATCGCAGCAAGGCACTATACGCCGGAAATTCTAGAGCGCAAGGCGAACTGCGAACAGATGGAACCAGCAGACCTCCCGTATGTTCCGGAGGCTCTCAAGTTGCTTAAGAACCCAGGGACCTTCCAGTGGCGGATCACCATTCAGCCGGACTCCCTGGCGCAAACGGACTACACCAAGGAGAAACAGGAACGCATAGAATTCCTTGGCGCAGTGTCCACTTACATGGAGAAAGCGGTGGTCGCAGTGCAACAGATGCCTCAGCTCCTTCCACTGACAATATCCCTACTTAAGTTCGGCATTGCCGGATTCAAGGTAGGTAAGGACGTGGAGGGGGCTGTGGATCGGGCATTGCAGCAGATTGAACAAATGGTTCAGCAGCAAGCGCAGCAACCGCCCAAGCCTGATCCGGCTCAGCTTAAGGCTGAGGCGGACATCAAAGCATCGCAAATCAAGGCACAGACTGAAGCGAAAGCTGTACAAATGAAGGCGCAGGCGGACGTGCAAGCGAAGGTAATGACCACCAAGGCTGACATTCAAGCGAAGCAAGCGAAGACGCAGTCCGACCTGCGCCTCGGCGTGGCGAAAGCAATGTTCCAACAGGCACAACAGAATGCGAAAGAAATGGGTTCAGGACCGAACGGGCAATCTAATCCCGGCCAATGAGTATGTATCACCTTCTGCCCCCTCCGTAGGGCCGACGATTGTACCAGACATTCAGGACTTTGTGTCGTCTATTGATGGCACTATTGTCCGTGGGCGTCGCGGGATGCGGGAACATTGCTTACGACACGATGTTGTTCCAACACAGGAGCTTCAGGGTCTACCACCCTTGCTTGCAAATCAACCCTGGAACCACTCCTCCGAAGAACGCGAAGCCATTAAGCGAGAACTTGCCAGGAATATAGACCATGCCAGAAGAAACAAGCTCCCCAAGTTCAAGTTCCCCGAGTCTTAGGGACACTATCAGCGCCGCGGTCGCTTCCACAGAGGCGGCTGCGCCCGCACCCGTAACGGAAGCCCCATCGGGGGCAAAGACACCGGCTCCCACCGAGTCCCCGACCGCGACTCCACGCGCGGAAGGGGCTTCCTCCCCAACACCATCCACCGAGTCTTATCTTAAAGATAAAGATGCAGACAAGCCGCCCGAAGCCCCAAAAGCCGCTGAAGCGCCGAAGCCGGACGCCACACCGCAAGAGCAAGCCAGAGCCCGAGTTGACCGACCACCCCAATCCTGGAAGGGCGAGGCTAGAACAGCTTGGGGGACGCTTCCCCTTCCTGTACGGCAGGAGGTCCTCAAGCGCGAAAGGGACATAGACAATCAGCTCAAGCAGTACGCTGGCCTTCGTAGCTTTACGAACGAGTTCGCGAATGTGGTCCAGCCTTTCCTCCCGCGCATACAGTCGCTTCAGTCGAACCCGATCCTACATACGAAACGGCTGTTTGAAATTGAAAGTGGTCTGGCGTCTGGTACAAAGTCAGAGCGGGCTCAGCTTCTTGCTAATATCATTCGTGATTATGATATTGATCTGCCTACTTTGGATGAAGTGCTGTCTGGAAGAATCACTGCAGATACGGAACCTGCCAGTGTGATGCGTCGTGAGATCCAACAGGCGTTGGGTCCGGTCTATCAGTTCATGGGGCAGATGCAGCAGGGACGGCAGCAGGCGGAAACCGCGCAGCAGACGCAAGCCAACGAAATGGTCGTCAACATGGCTGACGATCCAAAGTATCCGTACTTTGAAGAGCTGCGGCACGATATGGCCGATTTAATTGATCTATATGCCAAGCGGGGGCTTGCTATTGGTCTACAGGAAGCGTACACTAAAGCTGCGGCTGGACACCCTGAAATCGGGCCACTGGTAATCGGGCAAGCCCAACGGACCCATGTTCAGGACCAAACCGCGAAAGCGAAGGCGGCTTCCGTATCGGTGGGTGGCGCACCCAGAATGGCTCCGCCACAAGGCGTAGATACAAGTGATCTTCGTGCGACGTTAGAACATGCCATCGCTATGCACGCCAGAAGATGAGTATAGTTGAACAGTTCTTCCTCGTACGGACTAAGCATCCGCAGGAAGTGCGACAGCATAAATACAGAGCCCCACTTCGGCCAAAACAGAAGAGGCTCAGGAGATGGGCGGTCACTCCGCTACACCGCCTAACAGATTTTGACGAAGTGCCGGTAGAAGCCGATACACCCATCGTCGAGGGTAGCACATGACAACTAACCTTGACAGGGGTCTACTATGGCATTCGCCAATGCAGCAATCACCGACATTATCGCTACGACGATTCAAAATCGTAGCAAAGAAATCGCAGACAATGTAACCAAGAACAACGCGCTTTTGGCCTACCTGAAGAAAGGTGGCAATCAAAAGACCTTCTCCGGCGGCTCCAGCATTATGCAGGAACTGTCGTTTGCTGAGAACGGCAATGCCGGATGGTACTCTGGTTACGAAACGTTGCCTGTTGCGCTGCAGGATGTTATCAGCGCAGCGGAGTATCAAATCAAACAAGCGGCTTGTCCCGTGACAATCAGTGGCTTGGAAGAACTCCAAAACGCGGGTTCTGAGCAAATGATTGACCTCATGGAAGCCCGCATTTCCGTTGCCGAGTCCACAATGGCGAACCTCGTTGCCGCCAGTATCTACAGCGATGGTACGGGTTCCGGCGGCAAGGAAATTGACGGGCTGCTCAAGAAAGTTCCAACCGACCCGACCACCGGCAGCGATGGTGGCATTGACCGGGGCACCTGGACTTTCTGGCGCAGCAAGATCCTGAAAGCCACCACTTCTGGCGGCGCAACGACTAAGGATAACATCCAGGACTATTTTAACCGGATGTGGGCCAGCCTCGTGCGTGGCAGTGACCGCCCCAACCTCATTGTCGTAGACAATGTCTATTGGGGCTTCTTCATGGCAAGTGTTCAGGCGCAGCAACGGTTCACGGACAGCGGCACCGCTAATCGCGGTTTCGTTTCCATCAAGTACATGGACTGCGATGTTGTGCTTGACGGCGGCATCGGTGGCTTCATGCCAGCATCCACGGCGTACTTCTTGAACACCAAGTATCTCTTCTGGCGTCCCCACAGCGCGCGGAACTTCGTGCCGCTGAAGCCTGGAGATCGCTACAGCGTCAACCAAGATGCGCATGTCACCATCTTGGCGTTCGCTGGAAACTTGACTGCATCTGGTTTGCAGTTTCAAGGCAAGATGTTCGAGTAAGTATACCTCCCTTGGGGATGTCTGCCCCTAACAGGCATCCCCCTTTTTGGAGAGCCTCATGGCAACAGGTCCAGCAGCTCCAACCATTGGCGGCAACGTCCAACAGAACACACTCATCGGCACGGGGACCGCTGCACAAACAGGTACGCGCGGCCCGAAGGTATTAGGTTTCATCGGCTTCGGTATCGGTATCGGTGGACTGGCGGCGCTCGTAGCAAGTGACCCCGCTAATTCATTTCCAAACAGCCTCCCCGTCATTGTTCCGGCGAAGGGTGGCACTGGCTTCGTCACAGCGACGCCCGTAGAGTCCAGCGGCGTACTGTCCTGGACGCTGGCATGAGCGGACCGGCTGCTCCGGCTATCGGCAGTAACGTTCCCGCGCCAACCGCAATCGGTTACGCGTCGGGAGCGCAACTGCCGAGTATTAGAGAAGTCCGCGGCAATCTGGGATCGTTCATTGGGTTTGGCCTCGCGGCGGGTGCGACTTTGCCGTTGACCGGCACGGACACACTGCCCACCGACCTAGTTGATGTAACAATCACGCCGCAAACTGACCTCTATGGTGAAGCAACCAGCGACGGCGGTAGTTGGACCTTAAGCGAGGCTGGTGAGCCAGGGGAACCACAGTCACTGTTTACCTCGCAGGTGCCGGGTACACCAGACGCGACCGATGGTAGTCCGTACGAAATGGGTATGAAGTTCCAGGTAGATGTGGCGGGGGAAATCACTGCGATACGCTACTATCGCGCGCCAAGCGAGGGTGCGACAACGCACACGGGAAGAATATGGTCGGCGGCGGGCACGCAACTCGCGTCCGTTGTTTTTGCGAGCGAAACAGCTTCTGGCTGGCAAGAACAAGACTTAGCGTCTCCGCTTGCTATCGACGCAGATACGACCTACGTGGTCTCGGTCAACATCGGCACCAGTTACGCCGTGACCAATTCAGGATTAGCGACCGCCATTGTCAACGGCAATATTCGTTCGGTGGACGATGGGCAGAATGGCGTGTTCGGTACGCCAGGGACATTCCCCACTGGCTCATTCAACGAAGGCAACTACTTCCGTGACATCGTATTTGTGCCAGACTCCGAACTTCTGGAGCTTGGAGCATTCAGTGCAGGGTTTAATGAAGGATTCGACGTATGACGCGCCGTACCATTCAGCAACTGGTGACGCAGGCGAATCAAACTCTGCCGGACAACACCACGGAGTCCATTGAGCCCGCGGACGTGCGCAACATGATTGTGGACTTCCTCGACACATTCACGCCCATGTACGGCGGACTGTCGGTGGGGACGCGCGTGTTCAACCTGACCACGACGCCACAGCCGATGATCTTTGACAGTATTCTAAGTTCTTTTCCGCCCGAGTGGGAAGTCAACGCGGCGGCAGGCACGATTTCGCGTAAGTTGAATGCCGTCCCTTCCATGACTTCCAAAATATGGGTCACGGGTGTCTTTGAAGGGCCACAAGGTAGCGAGCTGACGGTCCAGCTAGAAAAGAACGGTATTGTCCTCAACCGCAAAACAGAGGAAACTGCCGAAGGCCCGACCAAGAGCGTGGGTTTTGCATTGAACCTCATTGATTACGGTTCGGTTGATGCGACTTATCGCCTCATGATCAGCACGCCAAGCGGCACGGCGAGCATGACCCTAAAGGACGTTCAGTTCCTGGGTGAAAATGTGCCGGTGCGGGACATTCCCGCAGCGGACCAAATGGCATGACAATGGAGGTATTATGGCTGAACTAAGTCCAATGCCGGACATTACGCTGCACGAAGCAGAGCAGCGGAAGTACGCGCAGGACAACAAGCTGTGGGTGACGTTTTATAAGAACGCCATTTTCAACGAAATGAAGAGCAACGAAGCGGGACGGCATATTTATGATGAAATTGATTACATCAAGATTATCACGCCGGGAAGCCGCGATGTGTTTGCCACCGAAGTGACGCCTTCGTATCAGCAACGCTTCCCCGATCAATGGGCGAAGTACAAGGCGCAGGAAAAGCAGTCCATCAGCGGCACGCCGATTGATACCGTGCCGTGGTTGACCGTTTCGCAAGTGCAAGAGTTGAAATACTTCAACATCTTGACCGTGGAACAAATCCTGGGCGCATCAGATACCGTCGCGCAAAAGTTCCAGGGCTTCCATATGTTGCGTGCGCGCGCCAAGACCTTTATGGATGCGGCAGCAAACGAAGCGGAAAAGACCAAGCTCAATTCCATGTTGGCTGAGCGGGATTCGCAGATTAAAACTTTGTCGGAGAGTGTTGCCAGCCTGTCCGCCAAGTTAGATCAACTTCTGGCAAAGGAGAAGAAGTAATGGCAAGAGTAGCTAGAATCTCCTCTGGCGCGGTGCCTGAAGCCGAAAAGCCAGAAAACATCCCAAATGTCAACACTTCATACTACGACGGTTCTCCATCTCCATATGACCTGGACCAGGCAATCGCGGAGAAAGGTGAAGATGAGGATTTCGGGGCCAAGGCACGTTATCTCCGGGAAAACTTCGGTGTTGCATCACCAGAACTCTTGCTTCTGGTTATTGACAAGCTCGAAGTGGTCGACGTAGAAGAGGAAACCGACCAAAGCGATGCGCCGCAGAGTAAGCCGGGGGATCAGCCGCCCGCGCCGCCCGGACCACCACCTGTGACTCCATAAGATGGCTTATCCTCCGAGGGACACTGTCGCCGGCATCGTAAACGCCATTCAGGCGGAGTTCGCCTTGCAGCAATCGGCGAATGACGCTACAGCGGCGCAACTGATGTCGCTAGTCAACTCCGCTGGCAAGGAGCTTGTGCTCACGTATCCGTGGCAGCAACTCAGCCGCGACTACACTGTGACCACAGATGGTGTTTCCTCGGAGTACGTCTTGCCTACGGACTGGGCTTACTTTGTAGACCAGACCCAGTGGGATCAAACCAACGGATGGCCGTTGATGGGGCCGACTAGCCCTCAGCAATGGAAATGGGTTCAAAGTTCGAGTGTGTTGAGCGGAAGGTTGCGCTATCGGGTCCGCAACAATAAGTTCCAAGTACTCCCTACGACTACGTCTGCGTCCATTGTCATGGAATACATCTCTGGCGAATGGGTTGAAAACACCGGGGGGACTGAATCTTACCGTGACATCCAGAACACAGACAACGTCGTCCGTTTGGACCCATTTCTCTTGCAGAAGTTTGGCAAGTTGAAGTTTTGGGAAATCAAAGGCTTTGACACTACCGCATTCCGCGATGACTTCCTGCGCGCATTCTATGCCCTCGTGGGCAAAGATAAAGGCGCCCCCGTGCTATCGCTCGCGCGTAGTAATCGGTTCCCGTACATCACGGTCAATAATGTGCCAGATGGGAGTTGGGGCGTCTAATGCCTGTATCCCTTCATAGGCCCGTTCAAAAGGTAAATTTCACCACGACGACACCGTCGCCGGTGGGCGGGCTCAATGCGCGTGACACTTTAATCACCATGCCGCAGGAAGACGCTTCCCTGCTGCGCAATATGATCGTGGACGCCTATGGGACAGGTGTTCGGCGTGGGAGCCAGAAGCACGCCATTAATCTCGGCGGGGAAGTACAAACGCTCCTTGTATGGATGGGCGGCACGAGCAGTAAGATGTGGGCAATGGTCACTGACAACGTCACAGCTTGGATGACGGAGGTTACTACTTCGGGGGATTACACTGGTGTCGCAAAAGCCATCACGGGACTCTCCCACGCTCAGTGGCAGCAAACGAACTTTGCGAACTCGGGTGGCCAGCATCTGGTCGCGTTTAACGGGGCTGACGACGGAATTTGGTATAGCTCTAGTGGTGGCCTTACTCGTCTTCTTCTTGGTGACGGTATTGTTTCTGGTACTATTAAAAATATAGACCCGAAGGTCATTGTGGCGGTTGTCACGCATCAACGCCGTCTGTGGTTCGCGCAGAAAGATACAATGGTCGCGTGGTATCTGCCTACGGACCAAATTTACGGCATTGCTTCTAAGTTTGACTTCGGCCCGCTCTTCAAGCTTGGTGGACGCTTGGTCGGCCTCTTCACATGGTCTAAGAATACCTACAAGGGACCGCAGGACCAACTTGTGGTGGTGACCAGTGAAGGTGAAGCTGCGGTTTACGAAGGAACCGATCCTGCTAGTGCATCATCATGGGCACTGGTGGGGATACAGACTATCGGTTCCCCCGTTGGGACTAATTTTGGTGGGAATATTTCTGGCGACTTATTTCTACTTACTGAGCAAAAGCTCATAAGTATGAACCTCGCCAGTGCCAGTGACACGGCAGGTATCAATTCAAGCCAACAGGTCGCGGCTAAGATCCATAAAGTATTCGACAAGGAAATAACGGAAAACAAGGACGAGTACGGCTGGCAGATCTTTGACTATCCAGCGTATAATCTGTTGATTGTCAACACACCAACGCATCAACTCGTTGCCAATAAAGTCACGCGCGCATGGAGCGAGTGCTATGGTTTTTCAGCGCTCTGCTGGCAACTGTTCCGCCAGGATGCCTTCTTTGGCACGGCGACTGGCGAAGTGTATCAAGGCTTCTGGGCCTATAAAGACAAGATTGAACTGGATGGTACGGGCGGTGATCCCATTCCATATGAGGCGCAGCAGGCGTTCACTTTAATGGATGCTCCCGGTCTCAACAAGTACGTTTCTATGGTTCGGCCTTCCCTGCTTTCGGAGGAAGCGCCACAGACCCTCGTGGGGGTGCTTTTTGATTATAACATCTCTACAGTGTTCGGGGCGCTTACTACGGAAGACATTGAATCAGCTTTCTGGGATGAGGATGTGTGGGACGTGGGCACATGGGGTTCCGGGCTGTTAGTCAGTCAAGAATGGACAACCGTCGGTGGGATTGGCTATGCGGTCACGATACGTCTCAAGGGGATTGCTACGGCGGAAACATATTGGATTGCCACCGATTGGATTTACAATGTCGGACCTGGTCTTTGATTCGGATCCCGGGGGGTTTCTGGCAACTTGGCTGTGTGCGCGAATACTATATCGTCCAACCGACCACTTCCGCTGTATAGCGAGAGTCAATAGCGCGAATCAGGTGCTCGGTGTCGTTGGCTACGATAATTTCAACGGGGCGTCATGCCAGATGCACGTCGCTGGTGTTGGGAATTGGGTGACCCGTGATTTCCTATTCGCTGCATTCGACTATCCATTCAATGAATGCAACCTAGAGTGTGTGCTCGGCACACTGCCAAGCAGTCGGGAGGATGGCATCAATTTCAGCTTCCATATCGGTTTTAAGCCGTTATTCAACATCCCACGCGCGCACCCCGATGGCGAGCTGATGGTCATGGTCATGTACAAGGAAGAGTGTCCCTGGATTAAAGGAGCGGAAAATGGGGATGGGAGGCGGCGGGAGCTCATCAGCTCCTCCTAGCTACACGTCAATGCCCGTAGCAAGAGGGCAGATTGACCCTACGGCGTATGCGCAAGCGGCGGCGACCGCACGCGGTGGGAAGGCTTCTGCACCGACGGGCGGCGGAGGTGTGGGACAACCATCGCAGCGTGCACAGCTCGCGATACAAGCGATGAAGCAGCGCGCGGCGGCTCAGCAACAAGCGAACGCTGCGGCTAGAGCGGCTCAGCTCCAGCAGCAACAGGCGCTCGCGGCACAGAAGCAGGCGCAGATGGCAGCTCAACAAGCGGCGTGGCAAAAGTCGCAGCAGGGACGACCTCAACAACAAATGCACAGGTGATTATATGGGCGGCGGAAGCAAAGCACCTCCACCTCCGGATTACACAGGCGCAGCGAAGGCTACTGCGGAGGGCAATCTGGAGATGGCGCGGTCGGCGACCGAGGCCAATCGCCCCACACAGATTTCACCGCTTGGTTCGGTGTCCTGGTACAACGAACCTGGAACCGACCAGTGGGTGCAGGACGTACAGCTCGACCCCACCCTGGAAGGTAGTCTGCGTTCTCAGTTGGACGTGCAGAAGTATATGTCCGACCTGGGCACGAAATACATGGGGCGGGTAGACCAAGCCTACGAAGATCCCTTCAAGCTGCCCTCCGAAATGGAAGAGTATCAGCCGGGGGACATGCCGGAGTTTGACCCCAGCGAGCTCGGTGCCATGCCAGAGCTAGGGTTCGGCGCGGTGCAGGGTATCCAAGACGCCATGATGTCCCGGCTTACCCCGGACCTTCAGCAACGGCGTGCGTTAGAAGAGCAAAAGAACGCAGCAATGGGGATTACGCGCGGCAGTGATGCGTGGGGCGATACCCAGAAGGTGCTCGGTCGCACGGAAAATGACGCTAGTCAACAGGCGCTCCTCGGTGCGATGGGTGCGTACGACACGATTACTGGCCGACAACTCCAGGGCCGCGGACAACGCTACGGCGAACTTAGCGATCAGTGGACCAAGCAGATGCAGGGACGGCAGCAGGGCGCGGCGGACTACGCGATGCGACAGCAGGGACGTCAGCAGCAAATCCAGGAGCAAGCGTACCTCCGCAGCATCCCGCTCAATGAACTCAACGCCATCCTGCGTGGGCAGAACGTCAACATGCCGCAGTTCAGCAGCTTCGCGCAGCAGGGCCAGACGGGCGGTCCGAACCTCTTGGGTGCGGCGGATCAGCAATATCAAGCGGCGCTCGGGCAAGCCAATGCTTCGCGGGCTGGCGGCTCGGCACTCGGCAGTGGTATCGGTGCTATCGCAGGCGGCGTCCTAGGTTCCGTAGTGCCAGTGGTCGGTACAGCGGCGGGCGCGGCGCTCGGTAGTGGTCTTGGCGGTTATGTAGGAGGGCAATTCTAATGCCACTCGCAGATCCCAATGTCTATGGCGGGCTGGACCCCTATGCGGGGGACGCCTCCACGGGCGGCGGATACAATGAAATGATTGATTTATTCCGCCAAAAGAAGCTGGCGGACGCACTACGCTTCTCGCAAGCCGCTGATGCAAGGAGCAAGCAACAGATATATGGCGGTGTCGGCGGGGAGATGGTCGGCGCAGGTCGGTATCAGCACTACGTCCCGAACTACGGCGCCCCTCTGCAGGGTCTGGCGGCGAATATGGGCGCGCAGCGCGATATCAACCGCGCCACGTCGGACCAAGCCAGCGAAGCTCGGCTGGCACGTCGTGCTTACGACCGCGACCTGGAGCGCTACACCAGTCCAGCGGAGGCACAGGGACCGCTCAACTCACTGGTTCCTCCGCAGCGTGGAACAGGCCTCCGCGCGCCGGAAAACGCACTGCCCCTCACAATGGGAACCCTTAGCCCGGAGATCGCACCGGACCCAAAACCAGAGGGGGCGGATATAACTTCTTCGGAGGTTGATTCGCCCCCTGACGAAATAGAAGAGATCTACAAAAACACCCTGGACGTTGATGTTGATAGTGACGAAACCCAGGATGCGGTTGCAGCGGATGCCGAAGAGGGCATGCTGGAGGATGAGTTGGAAGCTGTGGCGGAGGAAAAGGCGGACCCGGAAGCAGAGACAGACACAGCCGGAGCCGCGCCAGCCGACGAGCTGAAAACAACCGCGACCTCCCTTCAGCAACAGCCGGATGTGGGGTTCAGCGAGCGGGAAAAGAACATGCTACGCATGATTTCCTACCTGCCCGCGACCCGGAACGCCCTCAACCATGCGTTTGTCTCGGAATCCACACAGCGGCAGAAGGCGCTCATCCCGCAGAAGCGGCAGCACATCGGGCGTGGGTTAATCTTGGAGCCGGATGGAACGGTGCGGCACGCCTCGGAGTATGAAGCGTCGCTGGACAAAGCCTCACAAAGGAAGCAGCTCGAGCAAGAACTCAAGGCTTCGAATCAAATGGAGCTGGAAGCAATGCGGGAAGCTGGCCGTGCGAACACCCGCGAATCAAGGCAACGATTGCTGGAAATCGCCAACGAAGCGCGTGCGAAAAGCGACCAAATCAAGCTGCAAATGGCTAAGATTCATGCCAGTGCGAAGGTCAAAGCGGCAGGCGATACAGCGAAAGGAATGCAGAAGGTCGGTTGGTTCAAGGTGCCAGCCGACGTCCGTAAGAAGTGGGACGAGTCCAACGAAGGTTATTCCCGCGCCACGGATGCCATAGACGGGCTGAAGAGTTACCCGGATGCGGTTGGCTTGAAGGGCTTCCTCCCCGGTTGGACCCTGGTCCGTATTGACCCGAAGGGTGTCGGCCCAAGAGCAGACATGGCGGCGCTCACCACCAAGGTCCGCCATGACTTATCCGGTGCCGCGATTACGCAGGCGGAATTCAAGTACCTGACTTCATTTATCCCGGTGGACACGGATACCTATGCGGCTGCGATGGATAAGCTGCAGAAGTTCAAGACGGGATACAGGAAAGTCATTGAGCGGCACCGTAAGGAAATCCGTGCCGGTGGCGCCGAACCACCCTATAGTCAGTTTGAAGACGAAGCTGCGCCAGATGACCCCGAACTAAAGTCTTACGAGGAAAAATATGGCGGCTGATCGCACCCAACTGATGGAAATGCTCAGGCGGGCGGATCAGGCCGGCGACGCCGAAGCAGCGAAGGTCTTCCTCCGGCGTATCAAGCGGCTAGATCAAACTGCACTGGCGGAAAAGACCCGTGAGGCGTTCGCTTCTAAACAGCCTGAAACATTCGCAGAGTCGCTACGCAAAGAGGCTGAGGAGAACACGAATGCCATATCCGGCGCAGCCGTCGGATTTGCTAATCGCGCTAAGGATATGGTCCGTGGCGTTTCTGGTGGTCTACTGCTAGGCGACAAGGAACAACGGCAAAACGAAGCCATCATGGAGCAAGGCATCGGCCCTGCCGCGAAGGTAGGCCGTGTCGGTGCAGATGTCGCGGCTACCTACTTCCCGCTCGCTCGTGGTTCGCAAATGATTACGCAGCCCCTCCAGCGCATAGTCTCGGGTGGCACGTTCGGCGCGGCCTATGGTGGTGCGACCACTCCAGGGGATGCCGCGACGCGCGGTAAGTCGGCCGCAGCCGGAGCCGCTGCTGGAGCCTTCCCCGGCATATCCCAGGCAGGCAAGAACGCACTCCCGCGAGTCGCGGAACTGGTGGAACGCTATCCGTGGCTGCGGAGTATCGCCAGACTCGGTGGCAGTGCAGGCGCGACTGGTACTGCCGTCGCTACGGCGATAGACCCTGAACGTATGGGCGGCTACGCTCAAAAGGCGTTCCCGTACCTCGTTCCATTCGGCGCTGCGGCCCTCGCTGCGCGGTATCCCGGCCTCGCAGGTTCCGTTGGGACCAGCCTCAGCCAACGTATTGGAGACCCAGATGCCCCGCAATAGCTTCGGCGTTTATACCCTTCCGGATGTCATTAATCCGGTTGTACCTGCTACGATCATACAGGCTTCCTGGGCGAATCCTACCCTGGAGGACATTGGTAACGAACTCACGCAGTCCTTCCCGCGCAATGGCAGTGCAGGGATGACCGCCGCTGCGAAGTTCGCAGATGGCACGGCGCCCGCTCCAGGTGTCGCCTTCACCGGCGCGGCGAATACTGGCATGTTCCGCAATGGCACGACCCTCGGCTTTTCCAGCGGAGGTCTGCAGACCTTCAGTGTCGGCCCCAACAGCTTCGCTGGCATGTCCGCGGGAGTAAGCTACTTCAGCGCCGACACTTCCAACCTCACATATCGTAAGTCCGACGGCACGGTGTTGTTCAACATCGAAGCCGCTACGGGTGCGGTGACCGGCATCGGCGGCACGTCCCTGACTCGTTGGGCGAATGGCACCTTAGCGGACCCCGGCGCGCGATTCAATTCGGAAGCGACAGGCTTATTCCTTGAGTCAGCGGGCAAGATGCACGTCGGTGTCTTGGGCACCGACATGGTAGTAGCGGACAACACCGATGGCACGCGCTTCCTCTACAGCGGCAATGGGTCGAATATCAGTTTGCAGAACGGGACTTCTCCTCCGTCGCGTTTCTTCACGACTGCTGCGGGTGGGGTGTGGCTGGCAAACGGTTGGAAGAGTGGACCTGGCGGCAACATCGCTGAAGCAACGTCCGGTTCTAGTTTGCAGATACAGCAAAGTCCCGTACAACTGGTCTATCAAGCTTTCAGCGGGGCGACTGTCGGCGGCGCGGTATCGTTCAATCAAGTCTTGATGCGCGGGAATCCGAGCGACGGTATGCGCTTTGAGTACGGCGGCGAAGGCTCGCCGATCAGTGTGCAGCGCGCGGGTGCGGGCACTATCGGGCGCTTAGTGGTAAATCTGTCAGGCGGTGTTTTCCTTGTTCAGGGTTCTCGGCTGAATGCCGCTGGCAATGGTTGGATAGTTGAGACATCCCCCGGTGGCCTTGTCGGGATGAGTCCAGCGGGTGGTTTGGTATTCAATTCACTCACTGGCTCGGTTGGTGCGGCGGCTACATCAACAACCTGGCTCGACTTGAACTTCTCGGGGCAACCGCAATCCGGATTGAAGATCCGCAACGGCGGTTACGGTGGGGCATCGGGTGGTGCGTCGCTCGCGGGGATGTACAACGCGGTGCAAGCTGGCGGGATTGATTTTCAACTGCTAGACGGCACGCCGGGGACGGAATCAGGTATGGCTGCCATCGGCACGGTGAAGACCGGGAGCTTCGCCACGCGACTGACAGTCGACTATCCCGAGATCACCGCAGCATCACGTATCCACATCAATCCAACAGCACTCGCCAGCACACTTGCGCAACTGCGCATCACGGGCGTCAGCGGGCAAACCAACGGGGCTCGGTTCTCGATGAGTCTACCGGGCATTTCCTCTTGGGTCTGCTATGTAGCCTCCGCTAACGGGAATTGGTACTGGCAGAGCACCAGCAACGGCGAGACACCGACGGGCAACTACATAACAGTCGATACGAGCGGCAACTTCAGCGCTATCGGCAACGTGTCGGCCTTCTCGGACGAGCGCCTCAAGAAGAACATGCGGCGGGTGCGCAAGGTTGACCTGCGCGGGCTGAAGGCGCTGCGCTACTTGCGAAAGGAGAAGGGGGTTGGCAGTCAGATCGGGGTATCCGCCCAGGCGCTGCAGAAGGTTCTGCCGGAATGCGTCACATCAATCAGTGGCGAATTAGCAGTTGACTACGGGCGCGCCGCTCTGGTCCTACTTTTGAAGTATCTTGACGGGGACTTAGTCTATGGAAATTAGCGAAAAGCTCGCCTTTCTAGCTTACGATGTTCTGTTTCAACGTCGGGTCTATGGCCTGCTCGTTGAACGCTCCATGGTGCCGAATTCCAATCGTAACATGGTGGCTTCCGTGTTCGGCAATGCCATCGCGCCTGTGTCAGTTTACACGATGGTGTCCTTACACGAAGGCGTAAAGGCAAAGATTGCGGCCATGAAACCCTTTGACGCCATGACGATATCTAGTGTACTGTCCGACGAAGACCTGAAGGTGGGCATAGATGCGGTATGGGACTTCCTTGACAGGAACGTGTTTATTCCGCCGCAACCGCTGGAGCCGCAGCAATGACGATGCCCGCAAGCGGTACGATTAGCATTTCCGATATACGTCAGGAGTTCTGGGCGGGCGCGCATTATAGTGATATGAATATGTTGGGGATTACGGTACTTCATCGCACCGGCGCCACGACTTCTGCTATGTCCGAGTACTATAATCGCAACGCCATTCGCTATCTGGCCTCCGGCGCAGGCAATGCGACGGATGCTGGGGGATCGTACACGGCATGGCAGGGGAACGGCGGTCAATTCTCCCAGGGCTTCGGCGGTTACGCGAACTATGACCTCTATGGAACGACCGCATCCAGTAAGATTTGGTGGCGCTATAGTCCAGCGGATGGTAACACCATTGAAGGCATCGCCAATGCTTCCGCCGCATATCCTAAACGGTTCAATATGAAAGACATCAATGGGTCATCCCCCGGCCGACTCACGGGGTTCGGTGGCGCTAGTTTCTTCCGCCACGGCAGTTACCCGAATGCCATCTTAGTCAATGTCGGCAGCTCCCCCGGAGGCGTGGGCGGGATGCAGTGCCAAGTCATGTGGTCCTTTCCGCCATGACACTCAACCTCACACAGCAGCAGTTTGATTATGTCGTACAAGTGCTCGCGCAGCGGCCCTATGCGGAAGTCGCCGAGCTTATGAATTCTATTGGTCAGCAGGCACGGACGCAGGTCCCAACCTTGCCGGAGAAAGCTAATGGCGAAATTGCGCAAGAAAGGTCCTGACGAGTACTTCCCGGCTGGTCGGGCAGGCGGTCCGCCGCCAGCCGCACTGCGTAGAGCACTGCTCCAGGCGTTTTCGGGGGCCGTGCGCTCAGGCACGGGCACGCCCGTGCAGGCTGGGCTCGCTGGTCCGGCTCCCATTGAAGGCGTGGTCAATCAATCAGCCGCGCCGATACCGATGGCGTCTGCATCGGCGCAGCGAGGGCCGACGGCACCTCCTGTGTCGCCGGTGTCGCCGATGCAGCCGCCTCCGCCACAGATGGCTCCGCAGACGCAACCCTTTAATCCGGAGGAGATGAATGGCACGCCACTGGAGGGTCCAACTGGACCAGAGGAGGAGGTCTTCTTGGGGACAGTGGGTCCGATCATGGTGGGCGGGGATGATACAGGGGAAGAGTCCTCCGCTGATGCCGGAGCGGAAATTGTACAGCGCATGCGTGACTACGCCGCTACCGAGGGTCTTCAGGGCGACGAACTTGAGGCGGCGTTGATGCAGCAATCGCGCGGGCGCAACGAGCGTTTCGCCCAGGCGCAGCTCCAGGAGCCCACTTCTAATCGGGGCTACGGGCCGCAGGTCAGCGCGGAACCCACCTTGCCGCCGGTCGCGCCCCGGACCATGATGCAATCAACCCCTCCGCCGATGGCTTTGGCACAGAGCCTGCGGGAAGGTGGTCAAACCTTGCCGTATGAGACACAACTCCCGACCCAGATGGGCGGGCAACAGATCCCCTACGAACTGCTCCAGGCGCTACGAGGTGGCTAGGTGATGGCCCTATTAGCGCCCCTAGGGGCGGCTGAACATGGGCCGCGCCTTTTGGTATGGGGTGCCTATTCAAAACGCCCCACGCGCCCGTTTTGGGCCATTAGCGGCGGTCTACGCGGTATGGTACGCCGCCCATATAGGCTACAATGATGCGACCAGACAAACTATCTAAGGCTCTGCGTGAATTCAGGGTTCCAAAGGTCGCGAAGGTGATGCATGAGTTCAAGATAGGCAAGTTACATTCTGGATCTAAAGATGGTCCAGTCGTAACCAATCCGAAGCAGGCTATCGCCATTGCATTGAGCGAACAACGTAAGGAGAAGGATAATGGCTAAACCGATGCTTACAGATTTCTTGGGTCCGCGGGAGTGGAAGAGCTTTGATCCTAATAATCCTGACTGGAACCTCGGCAATGTGTATCCTTTGTCACGGGCACTGCGGGAGTACAAGGGGAACGTACCGCCGGAGATCTTAAAGAAACATGGGATCACCCCAGCGGATCCGGCGCAAGCACCGAGCCCGCTGGAGAACATCCCTAAGCACGTGAATGATCGTGCTTTCTACATGGACCTCGCCAACCTGACCCACGAACAAATGGTGCAGAAGTATGGGCCGGACTACCAGCGGCGATAAACGCTCGCGTTATCTGGCACACTCAGCTTGGATGGCTCGCTCTCCTACCTTGGTACACTCATGTCTACGGGCTCGCTCGCGAACTTTGGTACACTCCGATTTCCTGGCTCGCTCCCTACCAGTGGCACTCTAGCTCATGATGGCTCGCTCGTCCAACATGGTACGCTCTATATCTTTGGCTCGCTCACAAAGCTTGGTACTCTCCCACTTACTGGCTCGCTCTTACCCATTGGAACACTCATCGGACGTGGCTCGCTCCTCAGGCTAGGTACACTCTTTGATCTTGGCTCGCTTGTCACATGTGGTACGCTTTTCAGATTTGGCTCGCTAACCCCTTGTGGTACGCTCACTTCAGGTGGCTCTTCACTGGTGCTTCAATCATATGCGTGTGACCCATGTGCGCAATGGGGAACGGCACCGGCGGTTCCTTGCCCAGGATTAACCGATAGCCCGCCGCGTGGTAGTGGCTTAGGAATATCTTCACCGCATACCGGCGCGCACGCGCATCTATCTGTGCCGGGGGCAATTTCCCACTCGTGTAGTGCTTGAACGCATCCGTGGTTTTGCTAAAGTTCTTACCGGCTAGGATGGTCTTGCACAGCTCCGCGTTCACGCCCTTGTCATTGCGCTCCACTTCATACTGCTTCCGCGCTAGGTAGATGTGCCCGTAGAAGCACTCCTCTTGCCCGTGGAACTTCATAAAGCTTTGCCCTATCTTCCAGCACAGGGTTTTGAGGCTGCTGTTCCAGGGCCGCTTCTGCCCCTTTTCCCACTTCACCGTGGGGTCCAGTCCGGCGTACCGCCAGATATGGCCCGCCGTGGGCGCACGCTCCAGGTCAATGTGGGCGAGCAGCCCTGCTGCAATCACCGGCCCAATCCCGTAGTGGTCCCGCGCCCATTGTCCAAGCGGACTGGCGTTCGTGTAGGCATCTAGCGCCCGCTTGATTTGATTTTCAATGGTGGCACTCTGGTCAAACAGCCAGCTTAAGACGCCGTGCGGCTCCCGGTCTTCGTCTAGCGCTCGCTCCTGGTTGCCCGCGCGCTTGCGGTCCTCCTGGGTGATGTAGTAATAGTCCACCAAGAACCGTGCTTCATCAGTGGTCAAGGTGGCGGCGGCTTTGGCAAGATCACGGGTGAGCCGCTGGACGGCATCCCCTGTTGCAATCGGTAGCTTATCCATCAGTGCATGAACCTGATGCAATGACGTACATAAGCTTGCGCGTTTTGATGCATCGCTATTTCAAGCTGGGAAACTGCCAGCACGTCACGGGTCATCATGCCCCCCACGAACCCGAGCAACACGCCGGTTACACCGACCAACGTCCATACTGCTTTACCGATTTTCACTTTGATTCCTTAATGTGTGATTTCGTATTTGACTTGCCCCGACACTGCTTCTAGCAGGTCCAGGACCTCTTCTTCACTTTCCATATTGCTGACATATCCAAACGTACCTTGCTCATCTACCGCGCTGACAATAAACTGAAAACCATCCGACATCGCTTGTGCTGCTTGTTCCAATTCGTAAAAGAGACGCTGTTTTTGAGCTTCCGTAGCCATAGTCGCTCCCATGTGGTGAGGGTGCCGGTGTAGAGGTTGCCAGGACCGGCGGCACTGATAAGGATATGGCGACATCACGGGGAATCAATGATACCGCCCGACGTAGATCGGACCTCTACTGCCGTACACCATCTTTGTCGTACTGTGTCAGTTTTCATTTAGCGTCTACGCTGTTCTCTTCCCACTCAATCAATTTAGCCAAGAAGTGCCGTGCCTTGTGCAGGTCGGCTATCCCGCCCTTGTCCCGCCATCGCAGGACATACTTGAATATTTGTGCTTCCATGTAGGGCATCTTGTGCATTAGGACGAAGTCCCAGTGCTCCACGGGCTTCCCTTTGTAATGCTCCCCACCTACTTGCTCCTCGTTAGCTACCATGGATTATCGCTTCCAGCTTACGCACTGCTTCTTCGCGCGACGTACCATACCCCACTTGATTGCGCGTTTCGCTGTCCGGTGCTCCATCGTAGCTTTCCCGGTCAATAGCGTAAAACTTACCGATAATCGGGTCCCACTCAACTCTAATGTCTAGATTTTCCATCTACCCTTCTCCGTCACATGTCTTTGGAGCTCCAGCATAGGCTGGTGTAGCTCCCACACAATCTTTTCGGACTCCCCTTGCTTGATACGAAAGGAGACATCGTCTATCTTCGCTTGCAGCAGGGCGAGCAATTCCAGTAATTTTTTATCCACTAGTGTTCCGTGGGGTTCGCCGACCCATCGATTTTCTCCAGAGCACTGAGTAGCATGTCCCGGGCGACATCCGGCCCGTAGGTGTTGGTGAGCACCCCCATCATGTCGGTGGCGTTGTCCTTGGCGATCAGGATAAACACGAGCCCCTTCGGCATCTGGTCGGCCCACGGCCCGACAATTTTCATAAACTCTTTCTCTTTCATTTGGCTATCCTTACTAGAGTTAATCGGTTGTTGCTTTACAGCAACACCCATTATAACATTTCTGTGCCCGAAGTGCCAGCAAAATATTGTGATCCAGCCCTCTTCCAGTCCTCCGCGCGACATTGCGCCAGTGGCTCATCCCCGTGAGCTACCCAAGCATCGTACATCGGCTTCGCCACGCCCTTGAAGAAAGGGTCTTGGCAGTCGGCCATTGGGTCTTCCACGAACCGCTCGCAGTCATTCAGCCAGTCCCGCCAGCCAGACGTGATTAACGGTGACGCCACCACGCCGTTTCTACTGGTGTATGGATCTTCTATAATCGGCTTCCGGTACAGTTCCCGCTTCGGTACGGCATCGTAGATGTGGAGGTTGTTAGATAGGTGGAAATATCGCCCCAGCGCCGTCCCCGTTGCATTGGCGAGCAGCTCGTGTAGCATGCTGAAGTGGACCACATTGGAGCCGCACATACCCCAGATAAGGTCATTGCTTCGGTTACATACCGTCATGTCCAACCGTCCATTGATAATACGGAAATAGATGTGCGTGTTGCAAGGGATGTCTTTCTTTTCCTCATACCATAGGTCTTCCATGGGATCCCACATGGCAATCACCGCGCGCCGGGAGGTGGCCTCCCGCAAAGTGTTGATTACCAGCTTGATTTGATCCAAGCCAAAGTGATGCCGCCAGCGATGGCCGTATGCGCCGCCGAGGGTATGACCGTCGTCGCTGAACTCCGCCATGCGCGGATTGAAATCACCTA